ATATCGTTCCGCTGTCTCTCGGTGGCATTCATGCGCCATCTAATCTGCAGTGCCTATGCAGGGCATGCAATTCGAGCAAAAGCAATAGCACATTGGCTGTAAATAGTTAGGAATTGTATGGGTCTCCGAGGTCCAGGGGCAGCGCGGTACGCGAAGGCCAAGCGGAAGCGGCGGCCGCCCGGTGTCCCTGCCTGGAAGCGCCCAGGGCTGTCCAGGGCTGCGCGCATGGCCGCCTTTCTGGAGTCGCTTCCGATCACGAAGGGCATCTTAGCCGGCCAGACGATGCAGCTCCTGCCTGAGCAGCAGGTTTTCGTCAATAAAGTCTATGCCGGCAAGGAGCGTCCGTCTGTCCGCATCGCTGTGTTCAGCGAGCCGCGCGGGAACGGGAAGACGGGCTTCCTGGCGGGCCTGGCCTTGGGTCACCTACTGGGGCCAGAGGCGGAGACACGCGGCGAAGTGGACTCCGCAGCCATCGACCGGCAGCAAGCCGCGCTGATCTTCGCCGAGATGGAGGCGATGATCCTGGTCACGCCGGACTTCGCCAAGCGGACGAACGTGCAGCGGTTCCACAAGCGGATCGAAGTGCTAGAAGGGGACGGAGAGGGAAGTACGTATGAGGCCCTGAGCGCGGACGCGCGGCGCGGGCACGGGCTGGCGCCATCACTCTGGATCTACGATGAGCTCGCGCAGGCGAAGGACCGCGAACTGCTCGACAACCTGACGACGGCCATGGGGAAGCGGAAGCGCTCGCTCGGGATCGTGATCAGCACGCAGGCGCCGGAGGACTCGCACCCGCTCTCGCAACTGATCGACGATGGGCTGTCCGGGGCGGACCCCACGGTGCTGGTCCACTTGGTGGCGGCGCCAGCGGAGGCGGACCCGTTTGACCCAGACGTGATTCGGGCAGCGAACCCGGCGCTGGGAAAGTTTTTAAACGAAGAGGACGTGTTCGCCGAGGCGGCGCGGGCGAAGCGCGTGCGGGCCTTCGAACCCGCGTTCCGCAACCGGCGCCTCAACCAGCGGATCGACGCCACGCCGGACGGGCGGCTGGTGAACCCGGCGGACTGGAAGATGGGCGGCGGCGATCTTGACCTGGAGGCGCTGGAGGGGCGGCTGTGCTACGGCGGCCTGGACCTCTCCGGCAAGCACGACCTGACGGCCCTAGTCCTCGTGTTCCCTGACCCGGAGTGCGAGAAACATTTTGACATCCTGCCGTTTTTCTGGACGCCGGAAGGGGCGATGGCGGCCAGGCCGGACCTGGAGAAGGACAACTTCGTCGGCTGGATTCGTGACGGGCACATCGAGGAGATGCCGGGGCCGATCATCCGCTACGACGAGGTGGCGCGTCGGATCGGGGAGCTCTCCCGCCAGTACGACATCCGGACCATCGCCTACGACAAGTGGCACATTGATTACCTGAAGCAGGAGATGGCTGAGTTAGAACTCGACCTCCCGCTGGAGGGCTTCGGCCAAGGCCACAGCAAAGCGATGGCGCCGGCGATCGAGTTTTTTGACGAGTGCGCGCGGACGGGGCGGCTGCGGCACGGCGGGCACCCGGTACTCACCGCTTCCGTGATGGGCGCCATCGTCGTGCCGGACAAGGCCGGGAATCCAATGATCGACAAGCCCAAGAGTAACCGGCGCGGGCCAGTGCGAATTGACGGCGCGGTCGCGCTGGTGATGGCGCTCGGGACGGCGCACCGGCTGGGGGTCGCGGAGGAGTTCGTGGACACGAGACTGGTGGTCCTGTGACACAGTACTGGTTACTTAAACCCGAAGACAAGCATACGCATGATTGGAGCGGATCGGCTGGTATTTGGCTGGAGGGAGACGAAGTGTGTTTGCTCTGCGGTATCCGCCGATCTGATCGGAGCCAACAGAAACCATTTCTTGCCACGACAGACCCATGAACTTCTTCGGCTTCACCATCTCCCGCAAGGCACAGACGCTGACGCTGGACCAGCTCATCCAGCGCCTGGAGGCGGCCTATGTGACAAGCTCTGGTGTGCAGGTGACGCCGGAGAATTGCGGCGAGTCGCCGACAATCCAGGCCATTGACCGAGCCATCGGCGGCACCATCGCGACCCTCCCGATTCACGTGTACAAGAAGAGTCTGACGGATTTCGGAGAGCGCAAGGAACTCCTCACGAACCACCCCGTAGCGAGGCTGTTGGCCTGGCCGAATGACCATCAAGACCGCGTGACGTTTTGGCTGGACGCGACCTCGTGGCTGCTCCGCTACGGCAACTTCTACGCGGTGAAGATGCGTGGGAAGACTGGGCCGATCCGCGCGCTGGAGCCGGTCATGCCGAACGCCATGAAGGTCGAGCAGGCCGACGACCTGTCCGTCACGTATACCGCAAGCCGGAGCCAGGGGGACCAGATCACATACACCAGGGACGATGTCCTACACGCGCGGGGACCCGCAGCGAATGGCTACGTCGGGGACTCTCCGATCGTGAAAGCGCGCGAGGCCATCGCGCTGGAGATCGCGGCTGAGAAGTTCGGCGGCACCTTCTTCGGGAACGGCGCCATGCCCTCGCTGATCTTCCAGTACATGCAGGGCTTCCAGGGATTCAAGACCGACGAGGACAGGAACAAGTTCCGTGACGATTTCCAAAACGCCTATGGCAAGCAGGGCCGCTTCAAGGCGCTCCTGCTGCCGAAGGGTCTGGAACTGAAAGACCCGATCACCCTGGACAATGATAAAGCGCAGTTTCTGGGAACGCGCAAGCTCCAGCGCACGATCCTCGCTGGCATCTTCGGCGTGCCGCCGCATGAGGTGGGCGACCTGGAGAAGGGCACCTTCAACAATGTCGAGCAGCAGAAGCTCGAGTTTCTCCAGAAGGTCGTCTTGTTCTATGTTCGCATCTTCGAGGCGGCGATGGAGCGCGACCTCCTGACGAAGAGCGACCGGGCCCAGGGCGTCATCATCCGGTTCAACGTGGATGCGGCGCTCCGGGGCGACTTCAAGACCCGGCAGGAGGGCCTGCGCATTCAGCGCGAGGCCGGCGTCATCAATCCGAACGAGTGGCGCGAGCGCGAAGGGATGAACCCGCGCACCGACGCGGGCGGGTCCGCCTACTGGGACCAAGGGCCATCCGGCCAGGGCGCGAAGCCAGCAGCGGCACCAGCAGGAGAAGAGATTGCAGTCGAGGAGGAGCAGCCGACGACATAGCCACTGAGCTGTACAGCCCGCCCCGCGGTTGATCACCGCGGGGGGCGCGAGCCGAAGAAGAGGGCCGTTTCCCGTGTACACGGCGTGGAGACGGCCCTTTTCTTTGGGGCCGGAGGACACGACGATGCCGACGCCGCACCCAGACACCGAGACTGAAGACGAGTTCGTGGAGCGCTGTATCCCCGTCGTGCTCGACGATGGCACGACGGATGATGGCGACCAGGCCGCGGCGATCTGCCACTCTATGTATCAGGATGCGGCCAAGGCCAAAGCCAGACCGCTCCACCTTGAACACAAGAACCTCCCGCTTCAGATCAAGGACATCGGCGAGCGCGAGTTCCACGGGCACGCCGCCATCTTCGGGAACGTGGACCTCGGCGGCGACATCATCCTGGAAGGAGCCTTCAAGAAATCGCTCGCTTCACATAAAAGGAACAGCACGTGGCCGCCGATGTTCTGGATGCACCATCCGGATCAAGTGCCTGGCGTGTGGAAGTCCATTGAGGAGGATGACATCGGCCTCGCTGTGCATGGCGAACTGGTCGAGACAGAATTGGGTAATGACACGCGCATTTTGCTACAGAAAAAAGCCGTTCGAGGTCTGTCGGTCGGGTATTACGCGGTCGACCGCGACTGGGACAAGGAAGGCAATCGCCTCCTGAAGACGCTTGACCTCTGGGAAAGCTCGATCGTCTCGCTGGCCATGAACCCGAAGGCGCGCGTGGCGCTCGTCAAAGCCCGCCTCTCGGAAACTGGCGAATATGTGCCGACCGAACGAGAACTTGAGGGTGATCTGATCAAGGTTGGATACAGTAGGAGTGCCGCGCGCGGGGTCATCGCGGCGCTGAAAGCCTCCGCGGACAGTGGGATGCTGTCTCGCGGCCAGTGGGACGCTGGACCGGCCGACGAGGACCATGACCCAGAGGGCGTCTTGAAGGAAGCCGAGGAAGCTATCGGCAAAATCCTACGGGACGTCTTTACCCCCACTCTTCACCACTAGGAGGGACCCATGGCCGGACCATTCCAGGAGATCAAGGATTCTATCCAACAAATTGGGGATGCCTTCGATCTGTACAAAAAGACGAATGACGAGCGCCTTGCGGCGCAAAAGAAGGGCGATGACGGGAGAGTCAAGGAACTCGACACGAAGCTCGGTAAGATCGAGATTGATCTGTCGCAGCTCACCCAGCTCAAGAAGAACTTTGAGCTGGAGATCGAGGCGCAGCGAGAGCGGATCGAGGAGCTCGAGGCCAGGCAGAAGAGCCCTGGCAAGACGGTGGTTGAGAAGCGCCGGGTTGAGTACAAGGACACCTTCATCGACTGGGTCCGCAACAAGGGGCAATCCGCGCAGCATGAGACGAAGCTCCAAGAGCTGCAACGGACGATGATCGAACAGAAAGACGTCACGATCGGCTCGTCAGCCGGAGGCGGCTTCGCCGTCCCGGAGGAGATCAGCCGGGAGATCGAGCGGCTGGAGCTGAAGTTTTCGCCCGTGCGGCGGCTGGTTACGGTCGTGCAGGTCGGGACGAGCGACTACAAGGAACTCGTCAGCCTGCGCGGGACCACGAGCGGCTGGGTGGGGGAGTCTGGATCGCGCACCGCGACATTGACCCCGACTCTGCGCGAAATCACGCCGACCCACGGGGAGCTGTATGCCTATCCGCAGGCGAGTGAATGGTCGTTGGACGACATTTTCTTCAATGTCGAGGCGTGGCTGGCGAATGAGGTAGCCGAGGAGTTCGCGCAGGAGGAAGGCACGGCGGTGATCAGCGGGAACGGGACGAGCAAACCGACTGGGATGCTCAACACTGTCCCAGTGAGCACGGCGGACTTCGCCTCGCCGCTCCGGGCAGCAGCAGCATACCAGTTCATCGCGTCGGCGGCCTCACCGGACGCGCTACTCGCGGACAGCCTGATAGATGTCGTCTACCTGCTCAATTCCATGTACCGGGCGGGCGCGACGTTCGTCATGAACTCGACGACCATGGGCGCGGTCCGGAAGCTCAAGAGCACGACTAACGAATACCTCTGGCAGCCGGGCCTGGCGAATGGCCAGCCGGATCGGCTCCTCGGGTATCCGTTCGAGACCTGGGAGCAGATGGAGGACATCGGGGCGAATAAGCACCCCGTGGCCTTCGGGAACTTCCGGCGCGGGTACGTGCTGACGCAGCGGACTGGGCTGCGGATCACCAGAGACAATGTAACCAATATTGGATTTGTCCGATTTTACGTGAGACGCCGTGAAGGAGGCATCGTTAGGAATAACGATGCGATAAAATTTATCAAGACCACGTAAAACGGATGTACAGGAGAGTGCCCGGTAGGAATTAGTACCTACCGGGCCACCGCCTCATATGAAACGATGCGAGGAGGCTATGAAGATATGTCCTCTGTGCAAAGCTGCATATCCAGCAACGACCGAATACTTTTACAAGAATTATCTACGGAAGGATGGATCTATAGGATTCTCATTGTGCAAATCCTGCTCGAAGAGTGATGGTGCTGAACGCTATCGCCGCAAGAGAGAAACACGTCCTTGTCGAATAGATGGTTGCAAGAACGGCGTTCACAATGGGGAATACTGTGCGACTCATGATCGACGACGTAGGCTTTATGGTGATCCACTCGGCGTGAGCGAGCGAACCAAGAAGCACGGGAAGGGCTTCATAGATATAAGAGGTTATCGTAGGTTCGGTAATCGCGCACACAAAGGGAGCGTGTTAGAACATCGCAGAATCATGGAGCATCACCTCGGCCGACCACTCATGGCCAATGAAAACGTCCATCACATCAACGGCAATCGGAGTGACAACCGGCTTGAGAATCTCGAACTGTGGGTGAAATCTCAGCCGTGCGGTCAGCGGGCCAGCGATCTCGTCATCTGGGCGCACGAGATTATTTCTCTGTACGGCCAGTTGTTTGCCTTAAATCCGATATTCAAAGCGCATGAAAAAACGCAAACAGCTGAAGCCGAAACATACGAAGCCTAAGTGGGAGAAACGCAGCCCTCAGAACAAGAGCCGCGGCCAAGCTCCAGAGAACAAGGCAGCGGCTTCGCGCTGACCTGTGTACAGCCGCGCTGGGCTGGACGGCGCTGCGTGGTGGCAGCTTCAGGGCCATCACTCACCGAGAGTGTGGCCAGCGCCTGCCTCGGCGAGTTAGTTGTTGCGGTCAATGATGCCTATCGGCTCTTACCATTTGCGAAGGTGCTCTACGCTTGCGACGCCGAGTGGTGGACTGTGCACGAGGGTTGCCATGGATTCGCGGGCGAACGGTGGAGCTCGCACTCGCCGGGCACGAACGACAAGGCAGCGGCGGCGGCGAAATGGGGGTTGCGGCTCGTCCGCGGGCGGGACCAGGAAGGGTTCTCGTTTGACCCGAGCGCGATCCACTACGGGTCTAACAGCGGGTTCCAGGCGGTCAATCTGGCCTTGCTGTTTGGGGCGATCACCATCGTGTTGGTAGGGTTCGACATGCACAGCAAGCACGGCCGGCACTTCTTCGGCGAGCATCCGCCGGTCTTGAACAAGATCGCGACCTACGAGTCGTTCATCCCGTACTTCGAGCGGGCGGCCGCGACGCTGCCGGCCGGCATCAGGATCATGAACTGCACGCCGGGGTCGGCGTTGCGCAGCTTCCCGATGATGGACCTTGAGGAGGCCCTTCGTGTATCGGACGAGCGTCCAGCACCTGTATCAGCTTGAACGGCGGCGCGTCGAGGTGCCGCCGGACTGCCGGAAACGCTTGAACCGGCTGGAGCGGCCGGTCCGCTGGCCGTTCGAGTTGGACATGGACGTTTCGCTGGCGGTGACGGAACAGAGCATGCGCCTCTACCCGGACATTGAGCCCCTGTATCAGCGCCTGGCGCAGTTCGTCGGCGTGCCAGCCACGCAGATCGCCGTCGGCGCCGGCAGCGATGACTTGATCCGGACGCTCTTCTGGCTGTGCGGCGATCCAGGAGACACCGTGGCGGTCACCTGGCCGACCTGCTTCATGTACGACATCTACGCCGAGATGTTCCAGGTGCGGCTCCACCGGATCGTCCCCACGCCGGGTGAGCAGATTAGTATCGAAGACCTCGTGTTCGGTCTCCCGAGCGATACCAAACTGCTCTTCCTGGTCAATCCTGGCCAGCCCGTCGAAAGCTACTATACGCCGGTGCAGATCAACGGGCTCGCTGCGTTCTGCCTGGTGCGTGACATCATCCTCGTGGTTGACGAAGCCTATTACGGATTCGGGGCCGAAACCGTAGCGCCGCTGGTCGAGAAGTTTGACAACCTGCTGGTGCTGCGGAGCTTTTCGAAGGTGTTCGGTGCGGCCGGGCTCCGGGTCGGCTACGCGGTTGGATCGGCCAAGGCGATTACGCCGCTCCGCGCTTGCCGCTTGTCGCACGAACTCAGCGGGCCATCGGTCGCAGCGGCGACAGTCCTGCTGGAGCGTTACCAGACTGACATCAAGCCATGGTCGATACAGGTTCAGGAAGGGCGAGACTGGTTGCGGCGGCGATTGACGGCTGATGGTTACAAGGCGTGGGGCTCATGGGCCAATCACGTGCTCATCAAGCTGGCAGATAAGCAGGCGGTCCGCATCGTCTGGGATGGACTAAAAGCACAGGGTGTGTACGTCAAGGGCGAGTTCCCTGAGCCGCTGGCTGATTGTCTGCTGGTCACGTGCGGCCCGCGGGCGTACATGGAGGAGTTCTATGAGGCATTCCGATGCGCGCGGCAACTAACGAGCTAGTCTTTAGGGAAACGGCTGACGGCCTGGAGTTCGTCGGGGATTTTGAGAGCCTCTACCGGGAGGACGCAGACCCGTGGGAACAGTCAGGTAGCGGCAACAGACTACGCGACTATTATCGGCACTCGCGGCTGGCCATCGAGGAAGTGCTGACGCGGTACTTTCGGGGGGAGGCGCGCGGCCTTGAGGTTGGTTGCGGGCTCGGCTATGTCACGCGCTTCCTCAACACGGTGCCCGGATGGTCTGTCGTGGGCGTGGACGTGAGCAGCGAGGCGATCAAGTCTGCCCAACGATTGCACCTCCTTCTCATGCAGGATAACCCGCGCCGCGCCATGCGGGAGAGCGTGCACGGGCAGTATCTCATCGGCGACATCACGGCTGGCGAGTTTAGCGTGCCTGGACCGCCCTATGATTTCGTCATCCTCGCGCAATGTTGGTGGTACGTGCTCCACAAGATCGAGGCTGTTATCGCCAACGCGCTGGCCTGCCTGAAGCCAGGCGGCCTCTTCATCGTCAGCCAGGCATTCCTCAAGGGCGAGCAGCGATACGCGAACGACGTGGCCCCTGGCATCCGTGGCGCGTTGAAGCTGCTGGAGGCCTACGGCATGGACCGCCTGATCGAGCTGCGGTACGACGACCGCGACCTCCTCGTCCACCACGACGGCCTGCTGGTGTTCCGATGCTGACCGAAGCGACGAAGGCGAACCTTCGGCGCAAGTCTGCCTATGTGGATCGAGTGCAGATGTACGCTGGCGTCCCCCTGCCGAGCTGGGTGGATCTGTCCGTGACGGACCTCTGCAACCGGCAATGCGTGTTCTGCCCGCACGTTGATTCAGAGTTCTACCCGAACCAGGCGCTCCACATGGCGCCGGCGCTAGCCGAGAAGCTGGCGACCGAGTTAGCCGGCGTGGACTTTCATGGTGTCGTCGTCTTCTGCGGGTACGGCGAGCCGCTCCTGCACCCAGAGATTGTCAGGCTGGCGCATATCTTTGGAGACTTTCGGTTGGAGATCGTGACGAATGGCGACCGCCTGACGACCGCGCTGATCGGCGACTTGCTGGAGGCTGGCGTCGATTACTTTGTGGTCAGTCTCTATGACGGACCGCAGCAAGGCGAAGCATTCCGCCAGCGTTTCGCTGATGCCGGATGCGATCAGGGCAGCTACCTCTTGCGAGACCGCTGGCACAGCGAGGCAGACGCCTTCGGGTTGAAGCTAACCAATCGGGCCGGGACGGTCACAGTTGGGCACCAGGACTCCGTCGATCAGGCGCACCCGTGCTGGTATTTGACGTACCAGCTCACGGTCGATTGGAACGGCGATGTGCTCCTCTGCCCGCAGGATTGGACCAAGCGGGTGAAGTTCGGCAACTTGTCGCAGCAGTCGTTGATTGACGTGTGGACCTCCGTGGCGATGCAGAAACGCCGGCGGCAACTCATGGACGGCCGGCGGACCGATGCGCCGTGCAATCAGTGCAACTGTGACGGGACGCTCCACGGGTTTAATCACGTGCCGGCTTGGAATGGAACCGGACGATGATTGCGGTTCGCGAACACATGGCCGCCGCGATCGAGGCGGCACCGATTCAGCCGGAGCCATGGGCGCACTGCGTCGTGCGGTCCGTCTTCCCAGAGGACTACTACCAGGCACTGTTAGAGCACCTGCCCTCGCGTGACCTGATGCACCCGTTGAGCCAGCGGTCGCCCTATCACTACATGCTCGTCCTCCAGGCAGCAGGCGTTCGACAGCCTGTGCCGACGTTCTGGGAGGCATTCCGCGAATGGTTCTTGACAGACATCGGCGCCTTGCTACAGGCCAAGTTTCAACTTAGCGGCGGCCTGCTGGGAGGGGAAGTGGTCTGTGACGTGCCGCGGTACACATTAGGCCCGCACACGGACATGCCGGACCGCCTGGCCACCGCGATCTTCTACCTGACGGGCACGCCGCTGCGGGCTGCGGAGGGAACAGTCTTGTATCGGTCGGCGCGCCCTGATCCGGACGGGCTCGGGCATACGCTCGATGAGCCATTCGAGCCGGTCGCGCGCGTGCCCTATCTGCCGAATGTCGCGCTGCTCTTTCAGCGGACCGACTGGTCGTACCACGGGGTCGAGTCGGTGTCTGCTGAGCGCTGGTCGCTCGCCTGCAATCTGTTCAAGGGAGCTGCATGAACGTCGAGCTGTACGGACGCACAGTCGTGATTGACAGCCCATCGGAAGAGGCCACCCTGCGCTGGCGCGGGCTGATGTCGCCGGAACCTGAGACGGTCGCCTGGATCGAGTCGTTGCCGCCGGGCGATGTCTTCTTCGACATTGGGGCAAACGTAGGGACATTCGCAGTCAGGGCGGCATTACGAGGCCTACAGGTCTATGCCTTCGAGCCGGAACCATTACGCTGCGCTGAGCTCCGCAAGATTGTCAGGATCAATGGACTGGAGCGAATTGTTCACATTTTCTGCGTGGCTCTTCTTGACCACGCACAGGTGGGGACTCTTGGACCAGGACGCTCATCACACACATTCATCGCAGACGGTCTGCATGGTCCAAGAGCGTTCGCCCTGTCCCTCGATGCGATCTGCAGAGGACTAGGCAGCTGGCCGCACCACCTAAAAATTGACATAGATGGAGACGAACCGAAGGTGTTGGATGGTGCCCTGCTTGCCCTCGCGCACGCGTGGTCCGTGATGATCGAGGTGGACCCGCAGGCGCCGCGCCACAATGAGATTCCGGAGCGCATGGCCGGGATCGGGTTTACGTGGGACCCAGCGCAAGTCGAGGCTTGCCGCGTCCGCGAGGGCAAATATGCTGGCCTTGCAAACTACCTTTTCAGGCGGAAGGATGGTTAGGCGATGGACCGCAACGGGAGCCGGCCTGGCACCAAGAAAGTCATGGTCCCCTTCATGGTCCCGGAGGCGTTCACGCTCGACGCGCACCTGATGATCGGGATCGACCATAGGGCCAAGCAGTGCTACGCCAACGCGCCGGACGACCCCGCGCAGGCACTCCAGCTCTTGGTCGAGTTGCAGAAGTACGTCGGCGGCCTGCTCCTTCAGCATCTCCAGGCCGAGCGACCGGAGCCGTCTCGGATCGTGACCCCGAAACCTGGACTCTTCCCGCGGTGAGCGGGTGGGTACGACGGCCATCATCGGGCACGGGAAGACCGTAGAGGGGCGTGGCTGGGGGCCGATGATCAACGCGCAGGCGTGCGTGGTGCGCATGTGGGACTGCCAATGGCAAACGGAAGTGGATTACGGCAGCCGCTATGACTACGGCCTGATCGAGGTCCACAAAGGCGTGATGGACAAGTTCTGGGCGCATAACGCGAGGCAGCCGGCCATCGGCTGGATTGCGTCCACGATGGACAAGGGGCCGATCCCGTTGCCATCGCCAGTTGAATTGCTCTCCCAGCAACAATGGGTCGAGGCTGGTTCTCGCGCCGGGGTGAACGGCAGGGGCGAGCGCGGCAAGTGGGAGCTGACCCGTGGGACGATTGCGGCCTGCTGGGCGATCGAGCGGGCGGCCGCTGGCGACGAGGTGATCCTCGTCGGCTTTGATAACGTCAGAGCCGGCCGCTGTCTGACCATGCACGACGGCTTTCCGAAGGCCTACCGCGGCGCGCCCACCACGTTCACGTTTAAGGGCTACAAGGAGGGCGAAGTGCGGTACGGCTACCACGACTTCTCGGCGGAGTGGCCGTTGCTGCGCCTGCTCGCGGAGCGACGCGAAGTACACGTGGCCTTCAGCGACGAGGTCTGGGTATGAATTGGGGATTGACTTGGATCATCGGCGGCGGGCCGTCTGCTGGTTCTCTCCAGCGCGACCGGCTCCAAGGTGGCACCGTTCTGGCCGTCAATGACAGCGTCTTCCACGTGCAGGCGGATGCCTGGTTCTCCCTGGATCATAACTATGCCCGCGAGCCGCTGCGCCGACTCCAGGACTGGGCTGGCGACAAGCACGTCTGCGTGCTCCCGCGCGCCTGGCACGAGGAGACCTATCATCGGCCCGGCATCACCTGCTGGCACCGGCTGTACGAGGACACACCGAGTTTCCGTCCTGGTTGCCTGGCCAGCGGCTCACCTGGCGTCCCCGGATGCAGCGGGGTGGTCGCCTTGAACCTGGCCGCGCAGATGGGCGCGAAGCGGATCGTGCTGTTCGGCTACGACTTTCATCTGCCCTACTCGTACTTCTTCTCTGGCGTCGATCCATCTAGAGATGACGTGCCTGGCATCCTCGGCTACTTGGAGCGGCTGGCGCCATGGTACGCGGCGCACGGGATCGAGATCCTGAACGCGAATCCGGAGAGCGGGCTTCACGCCTTCCACAAGATCAGCCACGAGGAGGCCTACAGTCTGGCCGAGTCAGAGGTGGCGGCATGAGGGCGGCGGTCTCGATGGACACCTCCACGCATCAGCAGGACTTCGGCCGGGCGATGGCCGATGGGCTGTCAAAGCACGGCGTCGTGGTCCAGTTATTAGGCGCCGATCTGGTTGAGCCACGTGCGGACTTTCACGTCATCTGGTGCATCAAGCGGCCGCGGATTTTAGAGTGGGCGAGGACGAGCGGGACGCCAGTCCTCGTGATGGAACGCGGCCATCTGCCGGACCAGATGCGGTACACGTCATGCGGATGGAACGGACTTGGACGCCAGGCGCGTTATGCGATGACTGACGACGGTGGGGCGCGCTGGCGGTGCCTCTGGGGCGGGCTCATGCGGCCCTGGCGTCCAGGAGGTCGCTATGCGCTGCTGTGCGGGCAAGTGGACGGTGACGCGGCGCTCTGGGGGCTCCCGGATTACCGTGCATGGGTCAACCAAACGGCCGAAGCGATGCGGGTATTCTACATGCTTCCAGTCCGCTACCGTCCGCACCCGGCGGCCTGGGACCGCGGCGATTCTTGGCAGCCGAACTTCGTGCATTTCTCAATAGCCACCTTGCGCGAGGATCTCGCAGGCGCTCACGTCGCGGTCACTTACAATTCGACCGTCGGAGTAGATGCCGTCCTAGCCGGGGTGCCGACCGTGACGCTGGACGACCTGGCGATGGCCTGGCAGATGGCCGCGCACCAGTTGGAGGCACCGCTGATCCGCCCGGATCGCATCCCTTGGGCGCACCGCCTGGCCTGGACGAGCTTCACGATCGAGGAGATCCAGTCCGGCTTCGCCTGGGAGCATGTGCAGACGGCAATGCCGCAGGAGGTCGGCGCACATGGTTGAGGCTCCTGCGATCAGCGTATCTCAGGCCGCGCGTGAAGCCGAATTCGTCAAGTACGCCAGGGCCTACGAGGCGACGAACTACGGCATGGGCGAGAACCGGAAAGCCTACGCCGTCTTCGATCTGAGGTCCCTCCCGATACGCGGAAGCTATCTGGACGTGGGCTGCGGGCGCGGCGAACTCCTCTCGCTGGCACCCGGACTCGGCTTCGGGCCAGTGTTCGGCACCGAAGTCGTCCCGGCGCTCCTGGACGAGCCGCGCATCCGCTACGCCGAGGCTCACTGCCTGCCGTTCGCCGATCACAGCATAGACGTTGTGAGCCTATTGGACGTGCTGGAGCACCTCGTTCCAGGAGATGATGAAGCGGCCTGCCGGGAAGCCTGCCGGGTGGCCAGGCACCACGTGCTCCTGACGGCCAACTGCCGCGAGTCGCGCAATCATGTCGGCGATCGGCTGCACATCAACATCCGGTCCTACCAGGAGTGGGACCGGCTGCTACGGGAGTGGTGCCGCGGCGTGGTCAGGCGCATCGAGCCACATGGCCGTGCCATGTCGGCGCGCTGGAGGGTGGATCTCCCATGCGCCTGAGCTTGATCACCGCGCCGGTCAACGAGCCGCTGATGCTTGAGGAGGTCAAGGAGCACCTGCGGGTCACGGTCGATGACGACGACAGTTATATTCACGCGCTCATTCACGCCGCGATCGACCACCTTGACGGCCGCGATGGGCGCCTAGGGCGCGCGCTGATCACGCAGACTTGGCAGCTTGAACTCGACGAGTTCCCGTGGTCCTGGCCGCGCATCATCCTGCCGTTGCCGCCGCTTCAGTCCATCGTGAGTGTGACCTATGTGGATGCTGGTGGTGTCTGGGCGGGCTCCCCGCCAAGCCTCCCCTACTCCACGATGGCGGCCGGTGATTACATCATTGATACGACCTCGCGCTTCGGGCAAATCGTTCTGCGGAGCGATAAGAGCTGGCCAGGCACGCGGGCTGAGTACGGGGCGGTGCGGGTGAAGTTCGTCGCCGGGTACGGCGATGACGGTGAGGATATTCCGATGCCGATAAGGCAGGCGATGTATCTCCTGATCGGCCACTGGTACGAGCACCGCGAGGAAGTCGTCGTCGGCCAACCGGTCGCGCCGCTCCCTATGGCAGTGGATGCCTTGCTCGGGCCGTATGAGGTTGTGACGTTCGCGTGAGGGGCATGTGCAGATCGGGCAGATGGACCGGCTTGTCACCTTGCAGCAGCGGACACTCATCCAGGATGCAGCGGGGCAAGCTGTGGAGAGTTGGAGCACGGTGGACAATATCTGGGCGCGGAAGCTCCCGCAGAAAGGCAGCGAGCGGTTCACGGCGCAGCAAGTGCTGGGGCGTGCCGTGGTGACATACCGCATCCGCTACCGCGCCGGGTTAGCCGTGAACACGCACCGGCTCCTGGACGATGGGCGGGCGTACGATCTGCACGATATTCGGGAGGTCGGGAGGCGGGCGGCGCTGGACCTGGATGCGACGGCGAGGAGTGAGGGCTGACGATGGCGCGCGAGGTGGAATTACGCGGCTACGAGGAACTGATGGAAGCCCTGCGCGAACTACCGAAGGCACTCCACAAGGGAGTATTGCGCTCAGCGCTGAAAAAGGCAGGTGAACCAGTCGTGAATTTAGCGACCGCGCTGGCACCGCGCGCTTTCGGAAAACTGGCTGGGTCCATTGATCTACAGACGACGCTGACAAAGGGTCAACGGAAAGGTCGAGCGAAGTGGCCTGGGACTGTAGAGGTCTTTATCGGTCCAACATGGCCACAAGGCGCCCACGGGCATCTGCTGGAGTTCGGAACAATCAAGATGGGAGCGCAGCCCTTCCTGCGGCCGGCCTGGGATAGCTTGGGCGATCACACGCTCAGGTTGTTCCGGGATGAGCTTGCGGACGCGATTGAGAAGGCGCGCAAGCGCTTCGTGAAGGGTGGAGGCTGGATCGGATGAGCGCGGCGGCAGACTTCCGCATATTGTTGACGGCTGATGCAGGGATCACGGCCCTCGTCGGGACGCGGATCTACCCGCAGTTGCTGCCGCAAGCCCCGATGTTTCCGGCGATCAGTTACCAGGTCGTGAGCGGGTTCCGGGAGACGGCGATGGACGGGCCGGCTGGCGTCAACCGTGCGCGGCTGCAATTCGACTGCTGGGCGAGCACCTACCTCCAGGCCGAGGCCGTGGCCAATGCCGTTCGCGTGGCGATTGACGGGTTCAAGGGGAGCATCGGCTCGCCAGCGCGGGTGCTCCAGTCGGTCTTCTTCGCGGGGGAGCGCGATCTCTACGAGCCCGATCCACCGGCGTTCCGGCGTTCAGCGGACTATCTGATCACCTATCAAGAGGAGACCTGAGCGAGAGACTAGGAGCCACGAGACTTGGGCAGTTCGCCAGCGGCATGAAGCCCTCCATTCATCACCGACAAGGAGGGTTGGCACATGGCGCAGGACCAAGGCGTAGGGTTAGGGGCGCAATTTCAGATTGGGAACTCCGCCTCCCCGGAAGTCTTCACGGCCGTCGGGCGGATCACGAACATCACTGGGCCAGGGATCACGCGCGGGAGCGTGGAGGCGACGACGATGGACGCGGTCGGCGGCTGGTTGGAATTCCTGCCGATCATGAAAGACGCGGGCGAGGTCACGTTCGACATGGCGCTGACCACGGCCAACATGGCCGTGATTATGACCGAGCTGGCGAAGACGGCGGAGTCGAACTACAAGATCGTGCTTCCGGCGCCAGTGACCAAGACGTGGAGCTTCAAGGCGTTCTGCACCGGCTTCGAGTGCGACATCCCGACCCAGGACCGGATGACCGCCTCGATCAGCTTCAAGATCAGCGGGGCACCGACGCTGACCTAGTAATGGGGGTCTTCGATGAACGAGAGCAACGGGCCACGGCGAAACATGCCGGAGGCCAAGTTCGAACACAACGGGCAGACCTATACGGTGCGCTTCGGGCTCGTGGCGATGGCCGAGCTGATGGATCACTTCCAGGTCAAGACGTTGGATGACCTCGTGAAGCATTTGCGCGACCTGGGCCATCAGGACTTGCGGGCCATCGCGGCCGTGTTCCGTGCTGGTCTGACCTATCACCATCCCGGCATATCTGATGCTGCGGCCTTGCGCGTGGCCGATGACATCGGCATCCAGGAGTTGCTGCGGGTGGTCAACGAGGCCTTTGCGGCGGGCCTCCCGGCGCTGAAGGTCGGGGCGGCCGATGCGCGCCCTCGGAAGCCTGGACCATCGACGGGCTGATGGCCCAGGCGGCGACATCAGGCTTGACTCCGGCGCAGTTCTGGGTCCTCACGCCGCGCGAGTTGGTGAACTATTGGGAAGGGCAGACGGAGGCGGAACGGATACAGTGGAAGCGCGCCCTGTGGCATGCCTGGCACACGGAGGCGTTTCAACGGACGAAACACCTGCCGAGCCTGGCACGGCTCATGGGCCGCATAGACGGCGGGCGACGGGAAGAAGCGAGCGTGGAAGAGTTGCATCAGAAGATTCTCGTGGCGCACGAGGTCATGACAGTCGTGGCACAGCAGAAGAAGGCGGGCTGAAAATCTCAGAAAAGGCAGTCGTGTGATTCAGAATCTAAATCAAGCGGGTGCTTTGTGGCCGATCCTGTAGGCGCGCTTCGAGTCGAGCTGAGCGCGTCCATCGCGAAGTTCCTGACTGATATGGACAAGGCCGCCAAGGGGACGGCCAAGTTCAAGAAGGACGTGGACGGGTTCGGGGCCTCGTTCGCGCAGGCGTTTACCTTCAAGGGCGTCGCCGCAGGCTTCACCGCCATCACGGCTGCGGCCGCCGCGACCGCGTTTGGAATTGGCAAGCTGGTCGGGTCCGCCGTGCAAACTGGCGACGCCTACGCCAAGCTGAGTCAGAAGACTGGCGAATCCACGGAATTCCTCTCAGGTCTCACGCACGCCGCCAACCTCAGCAACGTCAGCCAGGAGCAACTCGGCGTCGGGCTCCGGCAGCTTGCTGTCAATATGAGCCAGGCTGCGAGCGGGACAGGCGACTCTGCGAAGGCGTTCGCGCAGCTTGGCGTAACCGTGAAGAACGCCGATGGGACGTTACGACCGACTGGACAAGTGTTGCTGGATGTGGCTGACAAGTTGGCTGGCATGAAGGATGCCGCCCAACGCGCGGCGCTCGCGCAGCAATTCTTCGGGCGGTCGGGCGTTGAATTATTGCCTCTACTTGCTCAAGGATCGGCGGCGATCCGATTGCAGATGGAGGACGCGCGACAGCTGGGGCTGGTCTGGTCCACGGAAACCGCGGCCGCTGCGGAACAACTGAACGACAACCTGAACCGGCTGCAAGGCGTCGGCACCGGGTTGGTCAATCTCATCGGTAGCACGATGATCCCGGTTGTGAATGAGATTGCCGAAGAGGTCCTAACATGGTTCAAAGCCAACCAAGACCTGATTAAACAGGGATTGGAACAGTGGGCGACGGCGACGGCTAGCGCCCTGAAAGACATTGCGAACGTCCTCGTCAATCTGTCCAGCGCGACGCTCGATTGGCATTCGGAGGTCGGGGCATTGATTGGCCTCTTCAGCAAGAGTCTCCAATTCATCGGGAATGTCATTCGGGTCATCTTTGATGCGATCGCCGGCACGATCACGCAAGCCGCTATCAATATCAGCCGTCTCCTGGAGCTGATCCCCGTCATCGGCAAGCACTTCAAGGATGTCACGAAACAGATCGAGGGCTTGCAGGGTGCGATCTTCGACACGATGCAGGCTAACAGCGCGAAGCTGCTGCGCGATCTTGGGCTGATGGGGGAGGAAGAGGTCCAGCAGCATGAGAAGAAGGAGAAGCGGAAGACAGACGCGACGATGAGGGAAGTGGCCGTCCGGGTCGCCGCCCTGACTTCAGAGCAGAAAGCGGAGGAGGCGCTCGGCAGAGTCCTCCAGCAGATCGCGGCGCGCGAGAATAAAGACGCGGTGGAGGCGCTGCAAGCCCGCGCTGAGGCGCATGCCGAGATGACCGCGCAACAATTCAAGATCGGCCAAGCATCATCGGCTCAAGCCCGGCAAGCGGCGATTGACCTCGTCGATGTGCAGCTCGCCGAGGCCACGCGGCGGGCCACGGAAGAGGGGAAGTCGATTGCGTTCATCACGTCGCTTGAGGAGAAAGCCGCAGCCAAGCGGATGGGCATCGCACGGCAGTTCCCGACATTCTGGGAGACGCAGTTGCAGGACCTCGTCAACAGCAACAGCTTCTCCCTCAGTTCCATCGTCAGCACGTGGACTTCGAGCATCTCGCAGATGATCGTCAAGGGCGGGAACCTCAAGGCGGCCTGGGAGGCGACGCAGATCGCGCTCGTTCAGGCTGCGCTGAATACTGGCGTACAGCTCGTGGCGCAGTGGGTGCTCCAGGAACTTCAACGCGCAGCAGCGACAGAAGCAGCCAATGCGGCCATTGTCACATCGAACGTAACGGCCGCTACTACGACGGCCAGCGCGTGGGCCGTGGTAGCGGCTGGGCTGAAGGCCGTGTTCCTCACAAT